TCACGCAGGTTGCGGCAGTGGGCAGAAATTTTTGTGTGTTTTCCTGCTGCAATGCAAAACAAAAAAGGCACCACACAATGTGTGATGCCTTTCTGATCTGGTGGAGCTATCAGGAGTCAAAACGAACATTTTAGCATCCGGTGACAGCCCGCCATCGGGCGGGTCTTCTCCGGTTTCCAAAGGAATTTCGACGCTATTCTGGTCTCCCATGCAGGAGAACACCAGCTTCATGCGGTTATCATCGTAGACATAGACGGCCACGAGGAAGTTTTTGAACAGCTCCATCTGAAAATCCCGGTCGTGGATGTCACCCTGCTGCAGCAGTTCCAGATAGGAGATGATTTGCTCCCGGTCGATTTTCACGACATCCTCTTTGGCCACATTCAGCTGGACGCTCAGCCGGGATTGCTCAGTCTCAAGCTCGACCATCCGGGTGCGGGTGGCCTCTGTGATAATCCCCATCTCGATGGCTTTCAGCATATTCGAGGTGGCTTTTTTATTTTCCTCCAACTGCTGCTCCAACGCCTCAATCTGGAGGTCATTGTCGTGCTTTTCCCAGTATTCGACCGTCCGATCTGCTATCCACGCAATGACATCATCGGTCAAGCAGTACATTTTGATGGCCTGAGCCACAGCCGGTTCAATGACATCCCGGCGGATGTTCTTCTTGTCACAGGCGTGCTCGGTGCGCCGCTTCTGGCAGGTGTAGTAGTAATGCAGCTCGCCGTTTCTACTGGTGCCAGATACGCCCGTCATGTAGCTGCCACAATGCCCGCAGCGCAGCTTCCCGGTCAGCAGATAATCTTCTGCCCCGACACGGTGCCGGGTTCCGACTGGATTCTTTTTCATCCTCATGGCCTCCTGTACCCTGTACCACAAATCATCGCTCACTATGCGTGGAATGCCATCGGCCACCCGGACATCCCCGTATATGTAGATGCCCCGGTACCGCTCGTTCTGGCAAATACTCTGGAAGCTGCCTTTGTTCCAGTTGGCTCCCTTGCTGGTCTTGATGCCCTGGGCATTGAGATCTCGCGCAATGTCCACGAACAGGTCACCAGCAGCCACACGGGTGAATATTTCCCGCACAACGGCCGCATTCGCTTCATCCAGCACCACACGGCCATCCTCACCCCGCTTGTAGCCCAAGGGCTGCCGACCGTTCGCCATGCACTTGCTGGCGTTATCATACAGCCCCCGGGTGATGTCCTCCGCCATGTTCTCGCTGTAGAATTGATTCACATTCATCATGTTCCTCAATGCGAAACGCCCGGCGGCTGTATCGTCAAAATCTTCCTCGGCGTAGAACACCTTCACGCCGCAGTCTTCCAGTTTGGCCTCGTTGACCATTGCCTGAAGCATATTGCGGCCAATGCGGTTTGACTTCCATGCCACAACCGCCTGAAATTTGCCTTTTTCAGCATCCCGCATCATTCGCTGGAAGTTGGGCCGCTTATCGGTCTTGCCGCTGATGGCCCTGTCCTCATAGGTTCCAACGACGTGCAGCCCCAGCTCGGCAGCGTGCTTCATGCACTCTCTGACCTGCTGCTCAATGCTGACCTCTCGCTGGTTGTGGGAGGAATAGCGGGCATAAATGACGGCATTCTGACCCGCAGCAATATTCTTTTTTCGGGCCATCAACCATCACCTCACGATTATCTTCTTCAAAATTCGCAATATTTTTCCGATTTTCGGTATAATTCTACGAATCCCTGAAAAGCGGGTGCGTATTTGATATAATTCAGTTGCTGCCGACAGTAAATTTGAGAAAGGAGCCATGCCGTATGACTACGAGCGAATGGTCGGATATCTTTGCCAAAATCAAAAAACTGTCGGATGCTGATAAGGAGCGATTGCTTATTTTTCTGCACGCCCTGAAAGGTAACGAAGATAGCTCAACGCCTCCTGCTGCCGATCTGCCGGTAAATCAAGAAGCAGCTCAATAATTTCAGCCGTTTGGCCGTCCTCCTGCTGGAGGGCGGCCTTTATCATTTCTTTGGGAGTATGACCCAGCAGAGAATCCAGCGACTCGCCCAGCTCATCCGCAATGGCGCAGGCCGTCACCAACGAAATAGAGTCGCTGCCGCTCAGTTCTTCTTCGATTTCCTGAACGCTGATACCCGCAGCCTCTAAGTCGGCCGGATCTGCATTATTCAAAATCTGCATCACGCTGTCGCGGAATTTCGAAGCCCACTCATTCCGGCTGGCTTCTTCATCCCATCCCATGATGTAAGACGGGGTCGTATCAAGTGCATCAGCAATAGCCTTGATTTTAGACTGCGTGAGGACACGGAAGCCAAGCTCAATCTTATTGATAGATGATTTCGACTTATAGCCGATTTTCTTTGCTAGTTCTTCTTGGGACATCCCCAATTCTTCACGTCGAATTTTCACTCTTTGTCCGATGGTCATGGTTTTGCATCCCCCTAAATTCTTCTGATGCAATTATAATACGGCGTAGGCATGAGGTCAACATTTTTTCAAATTTTTCAAAAAAATAGTTGACATTCGGTCTACGAGGTGGTAATATACGCCCAGTAGACAACCAGTCTACGCCGAACGGAAAGCGAGGTGAACTTACTGTGACCAATACCACTTTGCTCAAAGCAAAGATTGATGCCTCCGGCTACAAGATGAAGTATATTGCAAATCGCATTGGCCTTTCATATCAGGGATTTTTGAACAAAATTCGGAATAAAACCGATTTTACCGCACCTGAAATTAAAAGTCTGTGCGAGTTGCTCCACATCGGAACGGAGGAAATGGAGCAGATTTTTTTTGTTCTGTAAGTAGACTGCTTGCCTACTTCAAAACAGGAGGACCACATGGACACCACAATTCACATCAACGTGGCCGATATTCCCCCGGAAGTCGGTGAGAGCTTTGGCCGCGTAACGCTGGCGGGATTCAAAAAATTCATCGCCCAGCCCGGGAACCGCGAGAAGCTGGAAGCCCAAACGGCTGCCCGCAAGGCTCGCAAAGAAAGGGAGTGTAAGGAATGACCCGGATTCTGATGATCGTGTACGGCATCACCGCCGAACAGGCAGCAGCTCGTGCCCCGGCGGCGCAGTTTGCTGTGACCTCTGTTATCGCAGCCCTGTTTGTCTGGCTGGACAGCATGGGGATGTTCGATGATGTAGGCCGCTGGATGGGGCGCAAGCTCCGGGAGGTGCTGGATGCTGTATCCGACTGACGAAGAAGCTGGCTACCCTGAGCCTCCTGTGTGCCCCCTCTGCCACCAGAGGTGCGATACCATCTACCGCACCGATGATGGCACAATCGTTGGCTGCGACCGCTGCTTAGAGGCCGCAGATGCATGGGAAGTCAACGAGTGCTTCCCGGAAAAGGAGTGATTTTTATGAAAGGATTGGTATTTGACACCGAGAATCAGATGCAGTTCAAGGACTTCGGCGAACCGCTGCTGGACAACCTCCAGAAAGAGGTCGGCGGTTGCATTGAGGTGGTTCATCCAAAGTATCTGCCGGAAGGACTGTGCATGGTGATTGATGATGAGGGACTGCTGAAAGGCTACGCCATCAACAACATTGCCAGCATTCTCTACGGTACGCCGGAACATGGTCAGCCCATTGTGGGCACCGCTGTGATTCTCCGTGAGGGCTTTGTGGCCGGGGAGCTCGACTTTATGAGCCTGGATGACGGAGATGAAGTTGGCCTGATGCTCTTGTTCTCTGCGCTCGGTATCTGCATCAAGAACGAAAGCGAGGCTGAGTGATGGACCTGGAAAAATTCTACTTCACATACGGCTCAGATGATGTTCAGCCGTACTGCGGAGGATGGACGGAGATCTGGGCACCCAACTACCACATGGCGTGTCAGGCGTTCCGGGCAGTCCACCCTGACCGCATTCCCAATGTTCTCAACTGTGCCAGCGTGTACAGCGCAAAGGAGTTCGAGAAAACCAAGATGTTCGGCCCGGGCGGCAACTTCGGCCTCCGCTGCCGGGAGACCATCACTCTGAACATCGCTGTCAACAAGGCCGAGGAGGGGGTGATTTTTTGAAAGTAAGAGGCAAAAAGCTGACCCGCAAGCAGAAAGAGGCCCTTTCCGCACAGGGCTGGGACTTCCGCCTGTACCTCTGCGTCCGGGATGCCCCGGATCACATGGTTCTGCTGAACCGTACCACTGGCAAGACCGTTATGTTCCACAAGTAAACCCACCAAGAGAAAAGGAGTAAACATTATGATTCGCAATCCCAACGACATTCAGGATGGCGCAAAGAAAATCCGTATGCTGATTGCTGGCTACCCCGGCATCGGCAAGTCCACTCTGGCCCTGTCCGCACCCCGTCCGCTGCACATCGACTGTGATTTCGGCATTGACCGCATCGAGCCCCGGTATCGTATGCCGTACATCCAGCCCCGCAGCTATGACGAGATCCTGAACGACCTGAAACCGGAGAACCTCAACGACTTTGAGACGCTGGTGTTTGATACCGCCGGTAAGCTGATTTCCCTGATGGGCCTGTGGGCTATCAAGCAGAACCCCAAGTACGGCCAGCGTGATGGCAGCCTGTCCCTCAAAGGTTACGGCTTCGTAGGTCGTGAGTTCGTTCGGCTGATGGACTACTGCTTCTATGAGTTGAAGAAGAACATCGTGGTCGTTTTCCACGCCACCGAGGAAAAGGATGGCGACAACACCCGCCTCCGCATCAAGGTCGAGGGTCAGACCAAGAACAACGTCTGGGAGCCTATGGATCTGGGCGGCTTCGTGGAGATGTACGGCAACGACCGCACCATTGGCTTCTCCAACTGCGAGAAGTATTTCGCCAAAGGCACCCGTGGCATCCACGGCATCTACAAGATTCCGGCCCTCACTCCCGGCAGCCAGAACGACTTCCTGACCAAGCTGTTCGAGGAGTACAACAGCAAGGCCGCCGAGGAAGTAGCTGCAAACGCCAAGGAGAACGAGGCGTACGAACAGGTTATGCAGGAGGGCAGCAAAATCATTGCTGGCATCAAGGATGCAGACACCGCCAATGCCGCTATGCAGCCGTTCAAGGGCTTGCAGCATCACCTGACTTCCAGCCGGGAACTGAACGCTATGTGGAAAGCCAAAATCGCTGCCATCGGTCTGGCATTCGATTCCAACGCGGTCAAGTACGTTCCCAAATCCGCAGAGGAGGCGCAGTAAATGGCTGCATACCTCATTACTCACTCGCTGCTGTCCTCGTGGCTGCACCTTATCCGGGAGAATCCCTACGAGGATTTGACCACCGAGGGCGACCCTCTGGCGGAATTCATGCTGGTTCTGAAACGTGAACCTACACCTCGCACAGAGGCCATGCAGAACGGCATCGACTTTGAGAACCTCGTGACTGCCATTGTCAACGGCCACGATGACCCCAACAATCCGTGGAGCTGGGCTGCCGGGCAGATTGCTGCCATCGTCAATGGCGGGCAACTGCAGTTCAAAGCCCGCCGGAAGATTCAGGTACGCGGCATGGATGTGGTTCTGTATGGTCGCCTCGATGCCCTGAAAGCCGGCACCATCTACGACATCAAGTTCAGCAAGGGCTACGAGCGCGGAAAGTTCTATTCCAGCACCCAGCATCCTACCTATATGCTGCTGATCCCGGAGGCCCAGACGTTCTCCTACCTTGTCAGCAACGGCATGGATGTCTGGACAGAGTGCTATCGCCGGGATGAAACGCCTGACATTTGCCCCATCATTGCGGACTTTTTCGACTGGCTGGATGCTTTCGGTCTGATGGATGTGTTCAAAGAACACTGGAAAGCCTTATGACCGGGCGGCTGGTGGATATGAGCTTCAGCCTGAACCGCAAGCAGCGTATCACGCTGGAAGTTGATTCTGATTTCCGAAGTCTGTGGGACAAGCTGAATCAGGAGCCGCTGCTGGACATTGAAATCAAGAAGCACCGCAACAAGCGCAGCCACAGTGCAAACGCCTACTTCCATGTTCTGGTCAACAAGATCGCCGCCGAAACTGGCGAATCGGACGACCTTGTGAAAGAGCGGCTGGTTGTGGCCTACGGCACGGTTGCGAGAGATAAGGATGGCTGCACCGTGGGCTTCAAACTTCCGGTCAGCGTGGATGTTCACGACCTCTACAAATACACCCGCTGCTTTGATGTGCGGGAAGAGGACGGAAAATGGTTCAACTGCTACTTGGTTTACAAGGACACCAGCAAGATGGACACGAAAGAATTTTCACACCTGATTGACGGTGCGATTGATGAAGCCAAGGCTCTGGGTATCGAGACGGATACCCCGGAGCAGTTGGCCCGGTACAAGGAGGAATGGTCACGATGAAAGGCCGAATCGTCATCTGCGACTACTGCGGAACGCCCGCAGACTTCGTAGACAGTTCGGTGGTTTACCACGGCCACAGCTTCGGCATGATTTACCTCTGCCCTCGCTGCGGTGCCTATGTCGGCGTACACAAGGGGTCTGACAAACCCCTTGGCCGCTTGGCAAATTCGGAGTTGCGCAACTGGAAAAAGGCAGCTCATGCAGCATTTGACCCGCTCTGGAAATACGGTCCCTACCGTGGCCGCCGGAATGAGGCCTACCGCTGGCTGTCCGAGAAGATGGGCACCCCGATTGAATTTACGCATATTGGAATGTTCGATGTGGACCAGTGCCGCAAGGTGGTCCGCATCATGCGAGAAGAAAGGAACCAGTTATGGAAGATTTGAACGTCCAGACCATCGCTATCCCGGTTGAGGAGTACAAGGACTTGCTTCGGGCACAGACCGAGCTCGCCATCATCTACCAGAAGAGCGCCAACGGTGATGCTTACAACACTGGCACTTTCGTGCAGGAGATGCGGAACGCATTTTGCAACGTCAGGCAGGAGAACGCGTATGCTGAATAATTGCACATTTCAGGGCCGCTTCGCTGCTGATCCTGAAATGCGGACCACACAGAGCGGCCTGACAGTCGCCAGCTTTCGCATGGCCGTTGACCGGGACAATGTCGGTCAGGATGGCCGGCGGGCTACCGATTGGCTGAATTTCGTGGCATGGCGTAAAACGGCAGAGTTCGTTTGCCAGTATTTCCGCAAGGGAAGCACGGCTCTTGTGGAGTGCCAGTGCCAGACCCGCTCCTACGAAGACAAGAACGGTCAGAAGCGCACCGCCACCGAGTTTGTGGTCCAGAAGATTCACTTTTGCGGCCCCAAAACGGAGCAGCGAGTGGATGATGGCGGTGAGGCACCGCCGCCGGGCTACCAGCAGCCGCCCTATCAGAATCAGCAGCCGCAGCAGATGGGCTTCGCCACCCAGAACCAGCGGCAGCAATGGCAGCAGCCCAGCTACTCGCAGGGCGACCCTGACGATTTCTCGGTCATCGATGACAGCGACGACCTGCCGTTCTAAGGGGGGCTGATAATGGCAACTGGAAAACGGTATTACTGGATTAAGCTCAAGGACTCGTTTATGTCGTCGGACATGATCGATTACCTCATGGGGCAGCCCGATGGTGCCAACTATGTTGTCCTTTATCAAATGCTCTGTCTCAAAACCATCAACACTGGCGGCCGACTGGCTTTCCAAATCGGGGATATGATTATTCCTTATGATGTGGAAAAAATTCAGCGCGAATGCAAATGGTTCTCGTTGGCAACTGTCCGTGTTGCTTTGGAAGTCTATAAGCAAATCGGTCTAATTTATGAGGACAAAGATGGTGTTCTCGTTTTGGCCAACTACTCAGACATTGTCGGCAGTGAAACAGACTACTCTGCGCAGAAGCGCCTTCAGCGTGAAAACCGCCGCAGACAACTTCCCCCAAAGTGTGCAGACAGCAACGAGGACAACAATGTGGACAATGTCCATACAGAGAAAGAGATAGAGATAGATAAAGAGAAAGATATAGAGAACAGAGAAAGAGTAAGAGATAACGGTAGTCCGACCGTCGATGCTGGGCTGGCTGAGATCATCCGCTCTTTCGAGGACAATCTCGGAGGTTTCCCACCAGCAGCGCGGGAAGACCTGCTGGGCTGGCGGGAGATTTTTACGGACGACCTCATCTTGCTGGCCATCAAAAAGGCCGCTCTGGCCGGGGTTCGCAAATGGTCCTACGTCAACGGCATCCTGAAAGTATGGAAAAACGAGGGTGTGAGAACCCTTGGTGACGTGCAGTCCCGTGACGAGCGGCGCAAGCCCCCGGCGGGTCAGCAGCCAAAGCGTTCTGCTGCCGATGACTACGATGAAATTTTCGGAGAACTTTTAGGAGGCTCGACAACATGACCGATACGAAATTGCGTGAGCTGCTAGTGGTCATCGATGACCACTACGGCCGCGCCCGCAGCTTGGAGGAGCGCAGGGCTGACACGCAAATCTACATCCGGGCGTTTGGCACCATCCCGGACGAGATTGTGGAAAAGGCACTGTATACGGCCTTTACACAGTGCAGATTCCAGAACCAGCTGATTGTGGACTGGTGCGCTGAAATCAAAAAGCTGCTGTCAGCCCAGCAGCCCTCGGCAAATGACCTTTGGACGCAGGCTGCGGCAGCTGCCCGGAAAATCGAGGCAAATCTGTACTACCAGACCCACGGTGGATTCATTGCCCCCGATGGGCGCAAGCTGAAAGGCGAAGATTTCAAAAAGGAAAATGCGAAAATCTTCGCCGCCCTCCCGATGGTGGTGCAGCGATGGGCTGGCTCCCCGGCAGACCTGTCGGAGATTTTCAGCAGCCGCAGCAGCGCGGATCTGCGCCAGTTCGTCCGTCCGGGCTTTGACCGGGCTGTGCAGGATGCCCCGATTGAGAGTTTGCAGCCCCCGGCTCTGCCCGGCGGCGCAGCCCCGGCACAGATTGGAGGTGGCACGACATGAGGTCGAAAAGACCATTCCGCAGCCTGATCGTGTGCGTTTCGTGTGCGATGGTTGGCTGCATCCTCGCAAGCACGGCCTACTCCCGGCGGGTGGACGAGTTGGAAATCGAGCGGGATATTTACGCCAGCCGTTTTCAGAACTGGCAGACGCGGGCGATTGACGCGGAGGAAAATGTCGGCCGGCTTCAGACCGAGGTAGATAACCTGACCGCAGAGCTGAACGCCCAGACCGATTTGACCCTTACATACGCCGGGTCGTTCAGCTGCACGGCCTATTGTGCCGAAGAATACGTCCACATCTGCGGCGAGGGACACGGAATTACATCCAGCGGCGCAAAGGTGCAGCCGGGCGTGACCGTGGCAGCTGACACCAGCATCCTGCCCTACGGCACGGTGGTCTATATCGAGGGTGTAGGTCTCCGGGTCGTTCAGGACACCGGGAGTGCTGTGGTAGGTAACAAGCTGGACGTGTCGGTGAACACCCATGCAGAGGCTCTAAGCTGGTCTGGCTGGGGTTCCCGCCGGGTCTGGATCGTTTCAGGAGGTGCAGAGCCGTGAAAAAGTCGTTTCAGACCGAGATGGATGACACTCAACAGGCTGTCAGCCAAATCGTGTGCCTGTGTACCACCATTGCGCTGCATCAGGAGTTCGGTGTTGGCAAGACCCGCCTTGACCGCATTACAGACAGGATTCACGAACTGGAAGATCAGAACACCGAAGTCATTATGACCCCAGATGCCGATGGCCGCCCCTCTAAAGCCAGGGCCGAGGCCATTCGGGAAAGCTGGTTGGCGGGGTATGTCACTTCCGACTACCGCATCCCGATGCTACGGGCACCTCGTGGCCGCAAAGAGCAGCAATATCAGATTGCTGGAAACAAAGCTGCAAGAATCGCATGGCAGATTTACGCAAAGGCAGTTATTGACATACTGCACTATGGTCCAGAACGGCTGGAACGGCTGCGCAAAGAAAGCCACGCCAACTATGAGCAGTTGAACCAGTGGGCGCACGAGGACGGTTTGGACGTAGCAATGGAAAAGCTGCGCCGCTGCGCTGCCGATGCCATGCAAGCTCCGGATCTGGAAGTTACAGATATTGATGGCAGCAAGGATGCCGCAGAAGTGGACAAGGAGTTCCGCAAGCAGCAGCTGAACTTTATCAAGCGTGTCCGGGCACAGACCCTTGGGCGCATCGGTGCAACTGCGCAGCCTGTCAATGTGCTGGCTGACCAGAGTATGCAGGATAAGATTCAACTGGTGATGCAGCAGGTTTCCCAGCAGTCTTTTGAACGTAGGAGGACGCATTGACATGGCAAAAAATGAGTACGGAGAGAAGCTGGACAGCAATGGCTATGCGCCCAGCATCCTCAGCAAGAGCCCCACCTGTCTGATTTGCGGGCGGTATCGCACCGCCCGGCACGAAGTCTTTTTCGGACCGTACCGGGATAAGAGCAAGCGACTTGGCCTGTGGGCAAATCTCTGCCCTTGGTGCCACCAGAACGGTGTGACTGCCGTACATACCAACCGGGAGGCAGACCTCCGCTTGAAAAAGTGGGCGCAGAAAAAGGCCATGGAGTATTACGGCTGGCCGGAGGCGCGGTTCATCCAAGAGTTTGGGAGGTCGTACCTGTGAGCACCTGTCCGATTATCGCTATCGACCCCGGCAACACCCAGTCTGGCTACTGCGTGATTGATCGCAGCACCCTGCGCCCTCTGGAATTCGGAAAAATCGACAATGCAGAGCTGCTGCAAAAGCTTTCCTCTGCCAGGGCACAGGGCTGGCGGTGGGCGGTCATCGAGATGGTGGCCTCCTACGGAATGTCTGTAGGCCGGGAGGTATTCGATACCGTCCTCTGGATCGGCCGCTTCTACCAAGCCCTGAACACCTGCTGCCCGGTACGGCTGCTGTGCCGCATCGAGGAGAAGCGACACATCTGCCACAACACCCGCGCCAATGATGCTGCCATCCGGCGGGCACTCATTGACCGATTCGCAGACCACGACCTCAAAAATGGCCGTGGTACAAAAAAGAACCCGGATTTCTTTTACGGCTTCAAAGCCGATGTGTGGGCAGCCTACGCTGTGGGTCTGACCGCCATTGAAAACCGAGAGAACGATTATCATTTTTCTGCTACTTGAAAGGAGCACATACCATGGATAGCTACGAAAACGAAGCCTCTAAGTTCGCCGCCCAGCGCACCAAGCTGAAGAACATCTGCGAGGCGCACGACCTGACCTACACGTTCATCAAGAACAGCTACCCCATCAAGCTGATTATCCGCCCCATCAAGGGTGTGGGCGAACAGATGTCCATGCTGGAAACCGCCAGCGAGGACAGCTACATCTCCCCGGATGCCTACCTCCTGTTCACCATGAAGGATGGTGTGCTGGTCTACCGCATGAGCAAGACCTTCACCATTGAGGATGCCCTGTTCGGCAAAATCAAGAACATCTTCAAGAATATGCACTCCTACTACTGCCAGTTCTTCTTCCGTGAGCTGATTGAGAGCGGCCGGCTGAAAGCCATCGGCGGGAAGATGCCGGAAATTCCTGAAACCACCGCAAAGGAGCCTGAGGAAAAGGCTCCCGACCTGCCCCCGGATGCCGAAAAGCTGGAAGAAATCGAGGATGATACCGATGATGCAGACGATGCCGAGGCCGAAGCGCCCGCAGAGGACGAGCTGGCAAAGGCCACCGAGATTGCCCGGCAGAACGACGGCATCACGCAGGCCCTGCTGGAACAGCAGATGGGTGTGACCGCAGAAAAGGCCATCGCCCTGCTGGATGAACTGGAAACGGCCGGCGTGATTGACTTCTACGATGGCCGCTACTACCTCGCCAAGGCAGACAGCGAGGAGGAATAATCCATGGCAAAGGCAGCAGTAACGCGCAGCATCCGGGACGACCACCAGAAGAATTTCCTCAAAATCTTCAATGGCCTGACCGGAAAACATAGCCGCTGGGAGATTTGGGAGGATTTCGTCACCCTGACCGCTATTGAGATATCAAACAGCACGGACAAGGTAAACGCCACGGAGCGCACCAAGATGTATCAGACCATCATTTCCAAATACTCCGCCAAAGAGCGGGACGGCATGGCCGAAATGCTGGCCGAGGTGGTCATGGGCATGGAACAGAACCCCGACCAAGATTTCCTCGGCTCCTTGTACATGATGTGTGAGCTGGGCAATGACCACGCCGGGCAGTTCTTCACCCCCTACGATGTGTGCCGCTGCATGGCCGAGATCACGTTTAACCCGAAGCTGCACCCGGACATGGAGGGCTTTATCTCGGTATCTGACCCGGCCTGTGGAGCTGGCGCCACGCTGCTTGCCTTTTTGAACGTCTGCAAAAGACGGAATATCTGCTACCACAACAAAGTCCTTGTCATAGCCCAAGACATTGACTTTATCGTTGGGCTGATGTGCTACATCCAGTGCAGCTTCATGGGCTGCGCTGGATATGTAGTCATCGGTGACACACTCGTGAACCCGGCAACGGCCTACGACAGCCGCGGATTGCTGCCCGCAGGACCACAAAACCGCATCTGGTATATGCCGCTTTTCTCAACCGATGTGTGGTATATGCGCCGCCAGATAGCGCAGATGAACCTGCTGTTTGAGCCGAAAGGCGAACCTACAAAAATCGAAAAAACCGATATTAAACCCGCAAATTTGCAAAAATCTATCAAAAATGAGCCTAAAGCCCCGGAAAATGAGCCTCTTAACGAAACCAAAACCGGGCAGCTCACGTTTTTCTAACCTGAATCAAGAAAGGAGTAACCCCTATGGCAGACATTACTTATATCCCTATCCGGCAGCTTCACCCGCACCCGGATAACCCCCGCAAGGAGCTGGGCGACCTGTCCGAGTTGGCGGCCAGCATCAAGGAAAACGGCGTGTACCAGAACCTGACGGTCATTCCCGGTCACTACCTCAGCAGCCGGGAGTACATCAGCAAGTGCGTTGACGAGGGCGGCGATGCAGCCGCCGCCGCAGCAGCATGGGCTCCCAAGGTTATGTGGGTGGGTGACGACTACACCATCATCATCGGCCATCGCCGGGCAGCGGCAGCGCAGCAGGCCGGGCTTTACGAGCTGCCCTGCGCCATCGTTGAGATGGATGAGCGGGAGCAGATGCAGACCATGATGGTGGAGAATATGCAGCGGTCAGACCTCACCGTCTACGAACAGGCTCAGGGCTTCCAGATGATGATGGACTTTGGGCAGACCGTGGAGCAGATCTCCGACAAATCCGGCTTCTCACAGTCCACCGTTCGGCGGCGTATCAAGCTGCTGGAACTGAACCACGACAGCTTCAAGAAAGCCGAAAAGCGCGGTGCAACCCTGTCTGACTTCGCCCAGCTGGACAAAATCGAGGACTTGGAAGCCAGAAACCGGGTGTTGGAGACCCTCGGCACCCAGAACTTCAACAGGGCTATGCAGGATGCGCTGGAACAGCAAAAATGGCAGCACCAAAAGGCCGAATGGATTGAGCAGCTCAAAAAATTCGCCGTGGAAGATCCGCAGGCCACCTACCAGACACACGAACACGTAAATGCGTATGGCAAATGGGGCACAAAAAAGGAAGTCATCATGCCGGAAGATGCCGACAAGGTTGCTTATGTCTATAAGGTCAGTGAAAATCAGATTGACCTGTACAAACCTCGCGATACGGAAGCCGAGGATGCCAGCAACTCGGCGAGGGAGGCCGCAAGAGCCACCGAGCAGCTTGCGAGAGAACAGTTTGCCGCTGTTACGAAGCTCATGTACGAGCTGCGCTGGGACTTCGTGAAGGACTTAACTCCCGCAGAGTGCAGAAAGCACCTGCCGGAAATCTTGGCTTATTCCACCCCGATTCTGACCGAATATCGGCACATGGAGGATGACGAAAACGTGTTGCGGCTGCTCGGCATCGGTCTGGATGAGCAGATTCGGGAAGACACGGAACTGGAAGATGCCCTGAAAATGTTCAACGCTTACGATACCGAACCGGAGAAGATTCTCTTGGCAGTTGCCTTTGATGCAACGGACGGCATTCATGAGGGCTATTGGAGCACGGAATGGAATGGGCCGACAGGTGCAAGCAAGTTCGTTCACCGCAAAAATGACGACCTCGACAGCACCTATGAACTGCTGACCGCCCTCGGCTATGAAATGGCCGATGACGAAAAGGCCTTGCAGGACGGCACCCACCAGCTTTTTGCGGTGTATGGATCCGGCAGCAAAGCGGACACACCCTGTGATAAGTGCAAAGCTGCTCACCCTGAATGCGACAAGTGCTGCAAAACTTGCGATGACCACTGCAATGCGTTCCAGCTGTGCAGAAAGGAGTATGGCGAATGACCGACCTTGTAAAGTGTGACCGCTGCGGCACACCGTTCAGCATCCAGACAGCCGGCATCCGCAGTACATGGAGCGGCGATTACATGGTGCAGTATTTCACCTGCCCCGGCTGCCACCATCGCTACCAGATTCTGACCACGGACACCGAACTGCGCCAGACCGTTCAGCAGCACAAGAAAATTGCCGCAAAAATCCGCATGGGCAAGAGCAAGAATTTCCGGCCGGGAACTCTGAAAAAGTATCAGGCGGAAATGGAAAAGCTGGAGGCTGAGCAGAAAAAACGGCGGGATGAACTGATGGACAAGGGCAACGAGATCCTTGCCCAGCTGGGAGAGGAGTAAACCATGGGTGATTTGAAAGAATACGCTGACCGCCTCAAGTTTGAAATCATGGCGGCTGACTTCCTGACCACCGAAGACCGGGAAATGGTCTTTGACCTCATCGAGAAAGTGCTGGGTGATGACAATGCCTGATCAGATCTTCATCAACATTGCGATACTGGCCGTGGGCGTGGCTATCGGTGCCCTGCTGGGCGAAACCAGCCGGCAGCAGCATGACCGCCAGTTGTTCCGGGAGTACATCAACTTTATGACTGAATCGGAGCACAACAATGAGCTGCTGTTCCGGGAAGTGATTCGGTTTCAGACCGAGAAAGGAGCCGACCATGAGAAAGAGTAATCGCCCGCCGGAGCCCGGCGCACGGGGGCTGCTGCGGCTGCGCTGCCCCTGCTGCGGTAAGGAGTTTGGTACATACCTCCACGTTTCGCAGATGTCCATCGGCTGCCGCTGCGGGGCCACGATCTCGCTTGAGAGGGGGCTTGCCCCCTATGAGTTCGCCTGCGGCTGCTGCGGGCTGGTGGCCAAAGGCAAGACCAACATCATGGAGCCGGAGATCACCATTCCCTGCAAGTGCGGCAACCCCATCACGCTGCACTGGAACAAGGACACACGGAGGTACATCGAATGACCCTTGAGGAAGCCTGCCGCCTCATCGACCCGGCAACGGATTTGGACGCTCTGGCCGAGATTGAATATTACAACGGCTTCAAAGGCAAAGACGCTGCTGCCAAAGCCCTGCACGAGGCCAGCCAGATGGTCGTTGACTTTGTGCGCCAGATGTCATGGCATGATGCCAAGAACCCGCCAATCGCCCATGAAGAAAGCTGGGAATGCGCCGGCGAAAAGCACTGCGCCGTGATAAGCGACATCGTATGGGTGTGCTGCGAGAGCGGCCACACCATGAAAGGCTGGGTCGAAAACGGGACGTGGCACATTGAGGATGGCCACCGTGCAGAGGATGGCCACTACGGGCATGTGAAGCTGTGGGCACCGCTGCTGGAGCCGCCGGAGGTGAAAAAATGAAAACCATCACAGTTAAGCATGAAGTTTCGCCGGGTCGTGAAAGTTGCGAATTCGGCGGAGATTTTTGGGGCAAAGAGGTGTGCAAGTACCATACGTTTCGTACTCAAACCCACGGACGCAAGGCTCCACCGGAGTACAGAAAACCGAAGTGTTTACTGTTCGACTGCTGGCTTGAACAGCCGTACAAAAAGTGTGAGGCTTGCAAGAAAGCGTGTATGGAGGCTGAATATGACAATGGAACAACTGCATTTCATGGTTGAATCTCCGGCCAACTTTGTCAGACTGGCCTGCACAATTCTCTTTGAAAAAAGAGAAGCAATGGCCGAATGGGCTGCCACATGGCATGACGTGTTCGATTGTGCCAATGGCGAACAGCTTTTTCTTCAGTTCATGGAAGAACTTTTCCCGGATGGCTGCACCATTGGGGAAAAGGAGCTGAATCGGATAACCGACCGGGCAGTCCGCTACTTGCAAACCGAAACCCGCTGCCTTGACCTGAAAGCCGGTCACGATAAGTCTCGGTTTACCTACTGGGTGTCCTTTATTCCTGAACACAAAGTCTATGGATGCGAGTTCGCTCGGCATGAGGAAACCATTATTGAAATCCTTACCGCATTCTTCGGGAAGTCAATCGCAGGTTACAGTCTGGACACTTTGAAGCACTTCATTCTCCGTTCCTTTGAAATCCGCTCTGATAATTCATCGGTACGGTCTATTGCAGAGGATGTGGACTTTATCCAACGGGCGGTATTTGCCCGGAGTTTTGGCAACGGCAAACAGGAGGTGCCGGAATGAAATGGGTTGCGCTTATCTATGCAGCGGAGTGGATTTCAGTGGGGTTGGCGGTGTCAACCGCAATCCACGTCACCGGAAATCTGAGGGCGCTTTGGTTCTTTTTGATTCCGGCATTATTCGGCGTTAGCTATCATGATGGCGATGAGGGAGAGAAAAAATGAAGTACTGCGTTGAAATCTCGGAAGAACAGTTGCGTATCATCAGCGTGGCTGTGGACGAGTATATGAGGCTGCGCATGGGGCAGTTTGAACCCTTGACAGAGGATTTGGTCTTTGATGGAGAGGACAAAAAGCAACTCTATGAGAAACCATACGACATCCGCGTCTATAACGAACGAAAGCATTGCATCGAAACGATGTTTGAGGCTGCCTATAAACTGGCCTACCCACCGTTTGGACACCGGGAGCGGCAACACGATTCATGGGGAACGTGCATCGACCTTGTACACGCTATCGAGCATCAGCAGTGGTTAGATGCCCCAGAAAATAAACGTGAGGCACCGGGCACAACAAACAGGTCATTTGATCCCGTTCCACTGGGGCACGAACCGTTCCCGAAAATCGAGAGGGTGGACGAATGAGCTGTCTGTCTTGCGAGAACTACATACCCCTTAACCCGGCCATCCAGCGCACCGATGCCCAGGGCCAGACCTATACTGTGCCCGGCCTGTGCAAAATTGGTGCAGACCACATAATTTGTGGACTTCCGGTCTACCTTCCGACAGCAAAATGTGATAAAATAATAGAGGCGCCGCCGCAAGACGGTAGCTGAATTATGACGGAGGTAGGTTGTGACATTACAGGAATTGTCCAAGTACTATGACATTCAGATGACCCTCGAAAAAGACCGTGAAGCCTTGGAGCGACTGCGACAAAGAATCACTCCCGCCTCCCCACAACTGACCGGGATGCCCCACACGCCGGGTGTCCGGGATAAAGTCGGAGATCTGGCTGTAGAGTTGGCCGACATGGACGAGCGCATCCGCTGGCTGGAAGAGCTGGCAGCGCAGGAAAAGCCCAAAGTCGAGGCCTACTGCAAGAGCATTGTGGATGCTCGGATGTATCTGGTTTTCAGACTGCGGTTTATCCGCTGCTACTCATGGGCCGAAGTTGCCGGAGTTCTGGGAAAAGGATATACCGAAGATGGGGTCAGCCGGATGGCATACAACTACCTCAACAAAAACTGACCGATAAGCCCTGCATTTGCGGGGCTTTTTATTTTTGCCCCAAAACTGAAATTCAAATCAGAAATCCACACAAAATCAGCTCAAAATTGAAATGAATTTAACTTTTACCCCCTGAAAAGTTGAATTCAAAGTGGAAATCGTTGAGAATCAAGGGGATGGTTTCACTCGCTGTCGGACGTTGTCGGATGGTTTCGGATGGATGCCGAAGCTTACCGATGGATTCAGATGACAACGGACGTTCCGAGTGATATGATTAGGATGCAAAATTCAAATCAAGCCAAGCGGTGCTCACCATTCCCGGTGGGTGCCGCTATTTTATTGCCTGAAAGGAGGATTCCGGGCCGCGCGTTGCTCCTTTGCGTGCGGCATCACCGTAGCACCCCGAAAAGCCGAGGTGCTGCAGCTGGGCATTTCGCCGTGCCCAGTCACAAAGAAGGAGATTTTCCATGTATCAGAAAATCAAGGCAAAATTCAAGGCAAACCCCACCATTTTCTACGCCTGTTCCATCGTTGCATCATGGGCAGGAGTCGGCTCCCTGATGAACTTCCGCACGCTGGCCATCAACAACGGCGCTGCTGCGGCTATCATCTGGGCGGTTTTCAACTCGCTGGCCTGTATCTTCTTCGGTCTGTTTGCGGAGTACATCCCGACCGTCCGGCGCATCATGCAGAGCAAGGTGATGTTCTACTTCATCGGCTTTTTGACCGTGTTCCAGACATGGACGCAGATGTCCGGCATCTATGAGATCTTCGGCGACACGCCGATCGGCACCACCGGAGGCACATTGATTGTCTACGGCACCTGCCTTGTGTTCCTGTTTATGCTTCTGAAAGAGGGCATGATTCGGAACGTCCTGTCTGATGGCTTTTCATGGGTGGTTGTTTACGGTCTGCTGGCAGTCGTTGTCATTGCCGCGCTGGTATACACCCACGGTGCATTCGTCAACATCGACCCCGGCCTGACTGCTGCCGGTATCCAGACGGGCCTCTACAAAGGCTTCCTGCTGCTGCCCGGCCCGTTCACTTATCCGTACTACTACTCGCTGTTCTCCTACAACGACAAAAATGAAGATGGCACCCAGCACGGCAACATGAAAAAGTCCTTTGTGCTGGCTGGCGTGATGTTCGGTGTCTACATGGTGCTGGCTGCGCTGCTCACATGGGTCAATTTCAGCCCACTGCTGAACACGCTCAAGGCTATCCTGATCACCATCATTGCGCTGTCCTCGCTGTCCACCTACCTCTATTCGGAGTATCTGGTGTTCGGTGAGAACATCGGCTTTCTCATTGACGTGCTCACTGTTACCTCGTGGCAGCTCGTGATCCCGCTGGGTGTCATGGGCATCTGGACGCTGATGAGCGAGCTTCGGGTGTACATCATCATCTTTGTGCTGCTGGCCTCCGTGGTCCTGCACCTCGTTTCTGACCGAAAGGAGGATGCACAATGAAAATCACGGTAAAGAAGCTGTCCGAGCTGCACAAGCCCGCCCACAACATCCGCCGGCATTCCGAGAAGCAGTTGACCGAGTACATCCGCAGCATTGAAATGTTCGGGCAGGTCAAGCCGCTGGTCGTGGCCGAGGACGGTGAGATCATCGCCGGTAACGGTCTGTATGAAGCGCTGCTCCGCATGGGCCGGGAAACCTGTGACTGCTATGTCATGGTCGGCCTGACCGATGTTCAGAAGAAAAAGCTCATGATGGCCGACAACAAGGTCTATGAGCTGGGATTCACTGATGTGGATGCCATCGAGGAACTGGTCAAGGAGCTGGACGGTGATGTGGATGTCCCGGGCTGGGATGCCGATCTGCTGGAAATGCTGAACAGCACCGAGGATGAAGCGGACGAAATGATTGGCTCCTACGGAGAATTCCCGGAGAGCGAGATTTCGTCCATCAACCGCCAGCAGAATGAGGAACACGTCCCCTATGCAGCAGCGCCTACCTATCCGGTAGCGCCGCCCGACCCACAGCCCGTGTCCACCGTCTCCGAGCCTCCGCAGCAGCCCTCCCCGGTGTTGGAGGTGTCTACACCTACCGAGCCGGAAACCGCTGTTCCTGAGGCGGCCAGCGGCGCAGAGCAGCACCGGTACATCCGCTGCCCGAAGTGTGGTGAGCTGATATGCCTGTGAAAGTAGTGGAAAGCAACCTGAACGTGTTGCAGGCTGCGAAGATCCGCATCCGAAATGTGTTCGCCAACGGCTGCAAAATCTACCTGAGCTTTTCTTCCGGCAAGGATAGCCTGTGCATGGCCAACCTCGTTTATGAAATGATTCTCTCCGGTGAGCTGGACCCCAAGCAGCTGACGGTGACATTCATCGATGAGGAGGGGCTTTACCCCTCGATGGTCGATGCAGCATACCGCTGGCGGCGCAACTTCCTGTCGGTCGGCGCAAAATTCTTGTGGTTTTGCCTGCCGTTCAAGCAGGTGTCCGTCATTGACCACCTGTCCAGCTCCGAATCGTGGATAACGTGGGAGCCGGGCAAGGAAGATGTCTGGATGCGCAAACCGCCCGATTTTGCCATCAGGTACAGTCCCTACCTCCACTATGCAGGGGAAATGAACTACCAGACGTTCTGCTCCAAGGCGTTTTCTGACGGCATCCAGCTTGTCGGTCTGCGCACGGCGGAAAGCCTGACCCGCTTCAAGTGCATTGCCAACACCAAAATGGAGCGCATCACCCGCGGCGGCAAGTTCTATCCCATCTACGACTGGAAGGACTCCGATGTGTGGCTGTACATCAAGGAGCGAAACCTTGAATTTCCTGAGATCTACATGAGGCTCTATGAGGCGGGTGTCCGAAAGAATGCCCTCCGGCTGTGCGCATTCTTCGGTGACTGCGGCACACAGGGCCTCCGTTGGATAGCTGAAACGGACAACGACCTGTGGGAGCGCATCCAGCGGCGAGAACCCAATGCCTACCTCGTTCTGCTCTACTGGGATTCTGAAATGTTCCGGCGCACCACCCGCAAGCGTGGGGAGCTGGAAGAAGAATCCGAGAAAAAGGACTATAAAGCCCTCTGCAAAGACCTTCTGTTCCTGCACCCGGAGCGCTACACCATCGCCAAGGACACCCTGTCCCACATCGAGCACTGGCGTGGCCTGTTCATCAAGACCTACGGCATCGCTGAGCAGAAGCACTACAAGACCATGTACGAGGGCCTGTTGTACGGAGACCCCAAAATGCGTATCCTGCGCATTCTCTGGACCACCATCTACAACGACCACAACGCCCGCATCAAGGAGGAGCAGAACCATGGAAAGCATTGATGTATTCGCCCCGCTGGCATCCCTCCAGTGGGTAGACCGCAACACTATTCACGCCAACGACTACAACCCCAACAAGGTCAGCGAGGAAAACCTGAAGCTGCTTATCCAGTCTATCCTGACCAACGGCTGGACACTGCCCATCGTGGTACGCCCTGACGGCACCATCATTGACGGCTTCCATCGCTGGACTGTATCGGGCCGGGAGCCGCTGCTGTCCCTGCTGGGCGGCAAAGTGCCGGTCGTAGTCGTAGACCACCACGGCGACGAGAGCGCCGACGTGTACGGCACCATAACCCACAACCGTGCCCGTGGCACCCACCTGTTGGAGCCGATGAAAGCCATTGTCAAGAAACTCATTGACGAGGGCAAGACCGTGGAGGAAATCGGCAAGCAGCTGGGCATGAAGCCCGAAGAAATCTTCCGCCTGTCCGGCTTTACCAAAGACGATTTCCTGAACATGATGACCAAGGGTCACGACACATACTCCAAGGCTCAGGTCATCCGCAGCGTATGAAATCGTCCTTGCCAGCGCTCATGCTGGCAGGGGCTTTATCTCGAGGAAAGGAATCATCACTATGGACTACTATGATTTTGTGGCATCCGCCATTGCTGCCGTCGCCAGCCTCTATAATGCAAACGCTGAGCTGGCACATCTCCAGAAGATCGGCGTGAAAGACGTGTGCGTACTCTGGTGCGGCAGCACCCTTCAGAACAACAAGGCTTGGCTGTCCACCACCGTCCCTGACTGTATGTACTACGAGGCAACCTACGACGGCGACAAGAAGGAGCTGCGTCTGGATGCCTATAGGAAGATTCAAAGCGTGAGCATTCCCTGCTGAAAGGAGCACGACACCATGAACACCGTAACCGTATACGCCTGTCCCAGCGTCCCTATGGACAGCATCGAGTGTACCATCGAGTATGACCCTGCTGTGGTCGAAGCCTTTCTGCATCCGCCCAACAGCGGACAGGAGCGGGCCGACGATGGCTCGTTCGGTGACGAAAAGGTACTGTGACGGGGGTGCCCCATACTGAGCGGGCTCGACGACCCCGAAACCAAGCTAGTTAGTGAGGGAAAAATCAGTCATTTCGTTACGGTTTGTATAATGACTTCGCTGTGATTTTCCAAAGAGTTTTACAAAAAAGGAGGTGGTTTCTGAATGCCGACAAAAGAAAGAGTTGCTGACATGACTGTGACCACCACCCAACTGGCCGCCGTGCTGGGCATCACGAACCGCAGGGTGCAGCAGCTCACACAGGATGGGGTGCTCACCACCGTCAGTCGAGGAAAATTTGTCCTTGGTGACGCAGTGCAGGCCTACAATGCCAGCACTGCCCGTGGCGGGCTGACCAAAGAGGAAGCGGCAGAGGCCAAAAAGCTGGACCACATCAAGCAGAAAGCAGAAGCTACGCTCAAAGCCAGCAAAGCGAAAATCGCTCAAGCTGAGGCAAAAGAGCTGTCCGGGCAGATGCACCGCAGTGAGGATGTGGCCGCTATGACCTCTGAGCTTATCTACACCGTCCGGGGTGCGCTGATGGCGCTGCCCAGCCGTGTTGCCATCAATGCGGCTGCTCTGTCTGACCCGGCAGAGGTGGCAGAGTATATGCGTGGCGAGGTGAATCAGATAGCCGAGGAAATCGCCATGTTCCGTTACGACCCGGCAAAGTATGAGGCCCGTGTCCGTGAACGCAAGGCGTGGGCTGAAAAGCTGGCTGGTGACGACGATGAGTGAGAATGCAGCGGTTGACCGTCTGAATGCTCTGGTGTCAAAGCTGGTGGCAGCTATCCGGCCCCCGCCCAATGTGTCCGTGAGCGAGTGGGCCACACAAAACCGCGTCCTGTCCCCGGAAGCGTCTGCCGAGCAGGGCCGCTGGCGTAACAGCCGCACGCCCTATCTGGTGGAGATCATGGACGCATTCTCCGACCCGCGCATCCATCATATCGTTGTCGTTGCGTCCTCACAGGTCGGCAAGTCGGAGTTTGAAAACAATGTCATAGGCCGCACCATTGACGTTGACCCCGGCAGTATTCTTTTCATCCATCCCCAAATGACGGATGCCAAGGAGTACAGCAAGCTCCGTATCGCCCCCATGATACGAGACTGCCCTACACTGCGGGCCAAGGTCGCGGAGAAAAAGAGCCGGGACAGCGGCAACACGATTTTGCAGAAAAGTTATCCCGGCGGCATCCTGACCATGTGCGGATCTACCGAGGCGCACGCTCTGGCATCAAAGCCCATCCGCTATGTGCTGGGTGACGAGCGTGACCGCTGGGCAGTGAGTGCCGGCACAGAGGGCGACCCTTGGGAACTGGCAATGGCCCGGCAGACCACTTTCTACAACGCAAAGGCTGTGGAAGTCAGCACACCCACCATCAAGGGACACAGTGCCATTGCCAAGTCCTACGTCAAGGGCACGATGGAGCGCTGGGTATCCCAGTGCCCGCACTGCAAGGGATTCCATGAACTGCGTTGGGAAGATATTCGGTACGAGTATGACACCATCGAAACCCACGGAGAGAAAACCTACAAGGTCAAGGACGTGTGGTATCTCTGCCCGGAGTGCGCCTGCATTTCGGACGAAGTGACCATGAAGCGTGCACCAGCTCACTGGCAAGCGGAAAATCCCGCCGCCTATGAGAACGGTATCCGCAGCTTTTGGCTGAACAGCTTTGTTTCGCAGTGGGCAGCATGGAAAGATACCGTGCTGAAATACCTGAATGCCCTGGGCGATACCAAGAAGATGCAGGTTGTCTACAACACCCGTCTGGGGCTGCTGTGGGAAGATCGCGGCGATGTGCAGGACGAGGACACCATGCTTGGCCGCAGGGAGGAATACCCTGCGGAACTGCCGGATGGTGTGCTGGTGCTGACCGCTGGCGTTGATACGCAGGACGACCGCATGGAGTACGAGATCGTGGGCTTCGGTCACTTCGGGGAAACATGGGGCATCGAAAAAGGCATCATCTCTGGCCGCCCGGACAGTGACGAGGTCTGGCAGCAACTGGACGAGCTGGTTTTCGACCGCAAGCTGAAATTTGTTGACGGCCTAGAGCTGCCCGTTTCCATCAAATTTGTAGACGAGGGCGGCCATTTCACCCAAGAGGTGCGCCAGCGCTGCCATGACCGCATCGGCAAAAAGGTTTTCTGCATCAAGGGCTTTCCCGGCTCCGACCGGCCGTTCACAGGCCCGCCAAAGCAGGTGAAAATCACGGTGCAGAACCGCTACATCGGGATGTGCTGGCAGTACCAGTTGGGCGTTGACGCTGGCAAGCAAATCATCATGGACGATTTGAAAGTGCAGGAGCCGGGCCCTCGGTACTGCCACTTCCCACGCCGGGACGATTACGGCCTCGGCTACTTCAACGGCCTCTTGTCAGAGCATTTGATATACAAAGAGGGCCACCGCAACCCGTGGCAATGGGATAAAATCTCCGGCCATGAGCGAAACGAACCTCTTGACTGCCGAAACTATGCCATAGCGGCCTACAAGGTGCTGCCGAAAGACCTTGATGCCATCGACCGGGCGCTGAAAAGGCTGCGCGGCAAGGCACCAGAGGCACTGGCAGCCCCGGTGATAAATATTCAACAACCCGTCTCCCGTCCCCAGCCGTCCCCCGGCCGGAGGCGGGAGAACTTTTTAGACGACTGGTGAGGTGTGAGTTATGGATACCGTGACTATCAAAAAGCGGCTGGAGTTCCACACGAAGCGGCTTGATAACCTGTATGTGGCCTACAACAAGCTGCTTTCCGGTGGCGTGAAAAGCTACCGTCTGGACGACCGGGAACTCACACGTCTTGACCTCGGCAAGCTCAGCGATGAGATCAAAGATGCCGAGGAAAAGGTCGATGAACTGACCGCGCTGCTGAACGGCCAGAGTGCCCGCAAGGCATTCTCCGTTATCCCGCGCGATTGGTGATCCTTTAGGGTGACGGCCCGAAAGGGCCTTTGCCGCGGGCTGGCTGCTTTTTACTCCTTTCCCCAGCCAGCCCGCTTAGTTTGAAAATTACGGAGGCGATTACTCTTGAGTGTCAGATACCGCGTTACCGCTGCACCGCAGGCCAGCGGATACAGCGAGGCGGGCGCATCCTACAAACGGCGTGCGCTGCGGGCTTTCTTCCCCAACAGCAGCTCTCCGAGCAGCGATATTCACGACAACGCAGATATTCTGCGGCAGCGGAGCAGAATGCTCTACATGAGCGCACCTGTTGCGACCAGTGCCATCAACACGAATCGAACGAAGATCGTTGGCACCGGGCTGACCTTGAAAGCGACCGTTGACCGAAACGTACTGGGGCTATCCCCGGAAAAAGCCAAAGAGTGGCAGAGTAAAACCGAGGCAGAGTTCCGGCTTTGGGCCGAAAACCGCCGCAGTTGTGATGCCATGGGGCTGAACGATTTCTACGGCTTGCAGCAGTTGGCCCTGAAAAGCTGGCTTATGAGCGGTGATGTGTTCGCCGTGGTGAAAATTCGTGACCCGGACAAGCTGCACCCCTACGGGCTGCGGCTGCATCTGGTGGAGGCTGACCGTGTGTCCACCCCGGATAAGCTCGGCGGTATGCTGGATGGCCTGGGCTATACCGAGGGTACAAACCCCAACACCGGGAACAAAATCTATGATGGTGTGGAAGTGGACAGCAGCGGCATGATCGTGGCCTACCACGTCCGCAACACATATCCGCATGAGTGGCGGAATGACATCACCAAATGGCAGCGAGTGGAGGCGGTCGGTGCGACAACTGGGCTGCCCCAGATCCTGCACATTATGGAGTCCGAACGTCCGGACCAGTACCGTGGTGTCCCGCTCATTGCACCCATCATCGAACCGCTGCTCCAGCTTCGCAGATATACGGAGTCGGAACTGTTGGCAGCTCTGGTGCAGAGCTTCTTCACGGCATGGATTGTCACCGATACCCCGAAGAACGCTATCCCGTTTGACGAAACCGGCAGCGGAGATCTCGGCGGTGTTCCTGTGGACAACCCAAAGGCTGACAACGCCAGCCACAGCCCGAACGAGTATGAGATGGGGCCGGGTACGGTTGCGCACCTCGGCAAGGGCGAGGACATCAAGTTCGGAAACCCCAATATTCCCACCGCAGGGTTTGATACGTTCGTCAAAACGCTGTGCAAACTCATGGGTGGTGCCATTGAAATGCCGTATGAGCTGTTGCTGAAAGAGTTCAACGCCAGCTACTCGGCCAGCCGTGCCTCTCTTTTGGAGGCATGGGAAGGTATCAAGATGCGGCGTGCATGGCTGGTAGGCAGCTTCTGCCAGCCTGTATATGAAATTTGGCTTTCTGAGGCTGTGGCCCGTGGACGAGTAATCGCCCCGGGCTTTTTTGATGACCCTCTGGTGCGTGCTGCATGGTGTGGCGCACGGTGGATTGGGCCTGTACAGGGCACCCTTGACCCGAAGAAAGAGGTCGAGGCCGCCGTGCTCCAGACCCATCACGGCTTCCGCACCCATGAGCAGGTCACACGCGAGCTGGGCGGCGGCGACTGGGAGGACAATGTCGCAGAGCTGGCCCACGAAAATGAGCAGCTCAAAGCTGCGGGCAGCGAGGGCGTAATCGAAACCACAGAAAGTGTCACTACACAGGGAGGTAAAGAAAATGCCGAAAGCACCGAGTAGCACCCCGATGGTGAGCATCCAGCGGCCCTGCTATGCAATGGCCAGCACTGACGGCCAGAGCGCTGACATCACCATGTACGGCCAGATCGTGGACACGCAGCCCACGGATTGGTGGACGGGTGAGCCGATTCCGGGTCAGTACATCATTGAGAGCGAGTTCCTGTCCGACTTGCAGCAGGTCGAGCATTGTTCGGAGATCACCATCCGCATGGACAGCGTGGGCGGCGATGCTGGCGTTTCCATCCTGATTCACAACAGGCTGCGTGAGCTGGCCGCCAAGGGCACGAAACTGACCTGTATTGTGGACGGCGTGGCCATGTCCGGCGGCAGCCTTATCATGTGCGCCTGCGACACCGTCAAAGCCAACCCATCCAGCCTCGTGATGATTCACAAGTGCTGGTCGCTCATCTGGGGCAACTACAACGCCGATGAACTGCGCAAAGCCGCAGATGCCAACGACGCATGGGATAAGAGTCAGGTTTCCATCTATAAGCGGAAGACCGGCCTCTCCGAGACCGTGCTTTTGCACATGATGTCCGATACCACCTACATGACCGGCAAAGAGGCCGTGGAAAAGGGCTTTGCAAATGAGCTGCTGGATGATGCCGAGCCGGTGGAGATCTCCGCAAGTGCCGACCGGCAGACCATCTACGCCAAGGGCCACGCCCTGCACCTGAGACCGGGCACAAAACTGCCCGGCAATATTCCTATGGCTAAAGCGGCTGCACCTGCGACCGCTACTGCAAATACACCGGCGGCACCCGCCGCCCAGTCCAACGAAGGAGGACATACCACTATGGCAACTACCATCGAGGAGCTTCGCAAGGAAAACCCGGAGCTGTGCCGCCAGCTTGAGCAGAGCGCTTCTGAACAGGCATCCCAGAACGAGCGCACCCGCCTGTCTGAAATTGACGAGGTGGCCAACCTGTTCGACCCGACTATGGTTCAGGAGGCCAAGTACGGCAAGACCGCTTGCGATGCCCGCGAGCTGGCTTTCCGCGCTGCCAAGGCCGCAGCTGCGCAGGGCCACGAGTTCCTGAAGAATCTGGCGGACGACAATCAGGCATCCGGTGCCCAGGGCGTGGAGGCCGTGCCGGGCGCATCCGCAACCGGCGACCCGGAGTCCCTGCCCGATGCAACGGGCAATGCACCCAAGACCCCGGCTGAACGCATGGCTGCGGCTGATGCTGCCGTCGCTGCGCTGCTTGACGGGGACGAGAAAAAGTAAGGAGGAACACTACAATGACTGAGCTGAACAAAAGACTGGGCAGCATGGATTATGACGGCCTGATTGCCGACATCTATCCTAAGCTGGTGGTCAGCGGCGGCACCATCCGTAAGCTGGCCGAGGCTGCCACCATCAAGCGTGGCACCATTCTGGCAAAGTCCAGCGGCACTTCCGGCGATGGCAAACTGGTGGTGCTGGGCACCGCGGCCACTGGCGACGAGGTGCTGACTGCCAACTGCATCCTGTGTGATGACGTTGAGGTCGGCACGTCCGATGATGTGACCGTCCCTGTGTACCTGACGGGCTGCTTCAACACCAACAAGTGCATTGTGGCCGACAGCTACACCATGACCGAGGCTGACAAGGATGCCCTGCGCGAGGGCGGCATCTTTTTCAAGGCCGCTGCACCGGCACTGTAAGGAGGATATATCATGCCTGCTGAACTGAATTTTTTCGATACCTACACCCTGATGGCCGTCTATAAGAGGGTCGTCCCCAAGAAGACTTTCTTCCGTGACCGCTATTTTCCGACCAGCGACGAGGACATCTTTGCGTCCAACAAGGTTCTGACCGAGTACATGGACGGCGACCAGAAGATGGCAGCCTTTGTTGCGCCTCGTGTCGGCGCAATTCCGATGGAGCGCATGGGCTACGAGATCCATGAGCTTGAACCTGCATTCATCGGCATGAGCCGTGAGCTGTCCACCGACGACCTGACGAAGCGTGGCTTCGGTGAGGCTATCTATGCCAACAGCACCCCGGCGCAGCGTGCGGCCAAGCTGACCCAGAAAGACCTGGCAGATATGGATGCCCGCATCGTTCGCCGTGAGGAGTGGATGTGTGCCCAGACTATGCTGGATAACGGCTGCACCATGCAGGAAATGATCGACAACCAGACCAAGGGCGATACGAAGGTTGTGAAGTTCTACAACCCCGGCCACGAGAACGACCATATCTATGTCCCTGCTGCAAAGTGGAACGAGGAAGGCGGCAAATTCTTTGAGGATGTTGCTGCCATGTGTGATATGCTGTCCAGCCGTGGTCTGGCTTCCGCAGACCTGCTGCTGGGTGCCGATACCTACAATGCCGTTCTGGACCTCGAAAAGGTGCAGCGCCTGCTGGACAAGAACTCTGGCATCATTGTGGGCCAGATTGAGGAGCAGCTCAGCCCGTATCATGGTGTGGTCTATGGTGGCACCCTGAACTTCAAGGGGCACAAGCTGAACCTGATCTCCGTTGACGAGACCTATGTTGACGATGAGGGCAAGGTGCGGCCTCAGTTCCCCAAGACCGATGCCTTGGTCACCGCTCCCGGCTGCGGCCACCTGATGTATGGTGCCATCACCCAGATCAACTACGGTGATACCAAGCATACCACCATCGCAAGTCGCCGTGTTCCGAAGTTCAGCCTCAATCAGGAGAACGACCTGCGCAAGACCATTCTCAAGGCCCGCCCGCTGGCTGCACCCCACAACTACTGCCCGTGGATCCGCGTCAAGAACGTGGTCGGCTAAGTCTGGCCAGAAAGGAAGTATACCGATGCTTGTTGAGATTCTTTGCGGCGGCTATGGCTGCCGCACCAAGACGGGCGTTCACACCGTCATGCGTGGTGAACAGTGCGAGGTCAGCGAAAGCGAAGCACGCCGCCTTATCGGGCTGGGCGTGGCAAAATCCCCGTACATCACCGACAGAGGCACGGCGAGCACCCTTGCGGCGGCTCCGGCGACTGCGGAAGGTAACGACACCCCCACAGCCGAAACCCAGCAGGGCGGCTCTGGGACGGCCCACCTTGACCCCAACCAGTTGCAGGACATGACTGTTGCTGAGCTGAAGAAGCTGGCGGCGGATATGGGCATCGAAACCAAGCAGCTCAAGACCAAGGATGAACTCGTCGAGGCTATCTGCGCCGAGGACGTTGTTCCCGGTGACGAGAGCACCGAGACCCCGGAGCTGTCTGCTGCGATGCCCACCGCATGAGCAGCTTCAAGGACGCTGTGCAGGAAGACCTGAACAGCGTCTTTCTGAATCCGGACGAGTTTGCAGAAACGCACACGGTCTACTATGACGGTGAGGAGTATTCGGATATTCCCATTGTCATGACCGGCCTCTCCGAAAAGGAGCGGGTGCGTCAGAGCATCAGTGACCATGCGGAGGGCATATACCGGGTAAGCCGGGTGTTGCATTGCGATATTGCAGCCATCGGCGGGAAGCAGCCGGAGCAGGGCTGCAAACTGGGCATTGACGAAAACGGATTTGTCCGCAGCTACTATGTGGCATCCTCTGTCTGCGAAATGGGGATGCTGCGGGTGGAATTGGAGGCGATTGACGAATGAGTGATGTGACAACAGACACCATGATGCACAGCGTGGCCGCTGGCATTGCTGTTGACATTGCAGAGGAGGGATTTGACCGCGTGTCAGCCATCCTTTCCGGGATTCCCGGTGGCGCCAATCGTGCCGTTGGCTCTGCGCTTGCCCGTGCCGCTGCTGCCGGAAAGACGGTAGCAAAGCGGGCGGTCACGCAGGAGTACGCCATCAGCAGCAGCGAATTCACCAACCGCACCAAGAATGTCAACAACATTCAGCGGGCCAGCAGCGGCGAGGTTTCTATCAACTTCGGCTACCGTGGCAGCGTCATCCCCCTTAGAGTTTTCGACACCAAGGTAGACCGCAGCGGCCGCGTTGTTACCCGTGTGAAGAAATCCAGTGCCCGACAGGCGCTGGACCACGCTTTCGAGGCGAAAATGGGTTCTCATTATGGTATCTACGAGAGGCAGGGCGAAAAAAGATTCCCGGTTAAGGAGCTTTTCGGCCCGGCTACCCCGCAGATGATGTATTCCAATGAGGTTGTCATGGACTCCATCGAGGCGAAAATGGCCTCCACATATGAGGAACGCATTGAGCATGAAATCACGCGAGTTTTGAACGGATGGGGTGTGTGATATGACCAGTGTGGTTTTGCTTGAACAGCTGAAAGCATTCACCGAGAAAATCATGGCCGACATGATTCTCCCGGTGGCTATGCAGCAGGGCGACACCGAGCAAGCCTACCGTGCCCCGGAAGTCTACCTGATGCGGCTGCCTGACAGCAGGGCGGCCAAGAAAAAGGCCCCCTACATCATCCACCGGGTCATTCCGCTGGAAACGGAACAGCAGCCCGGCAGCGAGGAGCGCACGGTCGTTTCCGTGCGCTCTATTTTCTGCTGCTACAACCCGGACGAGCAGGAGGGCGACCTTGCACTCCTGAACATGATGGAGCGTTTCCGGGTAGAGCTGCTGAAAGTCCGCAAGGTGGGCGCTGTCGGAGCGGATGGAAAGCCCCGGTATCAGTTCACTCTCGATATTTCTCCCGACCACAAGTTGGAAAGCATTCCTTATGACGAGGAATCGAAGCCCTACTATGCCGGAGAAATGATCACCTACTGGAAGCTGCCGACCGTGCAGCAAACGGAGGACATTGAATTATGGCGGTGAAAAAGACCACGGCGGAACAGCCCGCCGAAAACACCGTGAGCGCCGAGCCTGCACAGAGCAAGCCCAGCGTTTCTATTTACGTCGGCCCGTCCATTCTGGGCTACATCCAGAAAAACACGATTTACCCCTGCGCCGCTGCGGAGGCTGTAGAGCGTGATGATGTGAAGATTGCCACCGAGAAATATCCCGGTGTGGCCGACTTCATCATCAATGTGGACGAGCTGCACACCACGCCTGAAAAGGTAAAAGCACGCGGCGAGGCCGTCCTTGCATTTGCACGGATGCTCGCCAAATCCAAGTAAGGAGGAATACATACTATGGCAGATCATGGTATCAATGTCAGCCGCGCCGACACCGCCGTGGCGACACCGAACACCGCAACCTGCGGCATTCCCTTTGTCATTGGCACCGCACCGCTGTCTAAGGCGACCGGTACTGCTGCGACCTCTGGCCTCCCGGTGCTCTGCACCAGCTATGATGAGGCAAAGGAACAGCTGGGTTATGACGACGACTGGGCCAAGTACACCGTCTGTGAGGTGATGTACTACCACTTCAAGCTGTGCGCCTGCCAGCCGGTCATTTTCCTGCCCGTTGGCGAGACCGCCGAGGCTTCCGATGTGTCCGCCGCTGTTGAGCAGATTGAGCTGTGCTTGACCATGTTCGGCATTGTGCCCGACCTGATTATGGCTCCCGGCTTCTCCCAGGATGCCACCGTTGCAGCTGTTATGGACGCAAAGGCTGGCTCCATCAACGGCATGTTTACCGGCAAGGCTCTGGTGGACATTTCCGCAAAGACCTATACCGCTGCGGTTCAGGCGAAAAACAGCGGCACCTATACCGAAAAGACCATCCTGTGCTGGCCCAATGGCACCCTCGGTGATCTGCGTTTCCACGGCTCCACCGTCGAGGCGGGCTGCCTTGCAGAAACCGATACCGGCAACGAGGGCATTCCCTATGAAAGCCCCTCCAACAAGACCGTTCACATCGACGGCCTGTGCGACGACGACGGCAACACCATCAACCTGACCTATAATCAGGCCCTTGTTGTTGATGCTGCAGGCATCTGCACCTTCCTGAACTTTATGGGCGGCTGGACCGCTTGGGGCAACCATACTGCGTGCTACCCCAAGTCCACGGATGTGAAGGACTACTTCATCCCGCTCAGCCGTATGTTCGACTACGTCTCCAACACCCTCATCAAGACGTTCTGGAGCAAGCTCGACAAGCCGATGAACCGTCGTCTCATCGACACCATTCTGGATAGCGCCAACATCTGGCTGAACGGTCTGGTGGGCGCAGGCTATCTGCTGGGTGCCCGTGTGGAAATGCTGGAAAACGAGAACCCGCTGACCAGCCTGATGGCGGGCAAAATCAAGCTGCACGTCTACATGACCCCGCCCTCTCCGGCGCAGGAGATTGATTTTGTGCTGGAATATGACGCTGACTATGTGACCAGCGCACTCCAGTCCTAAAAAGGAGGCACTACAATGGCAATCGATCAGAGCGTTATCAACTTCGCGGTCTATGAGGACAGCGTGGAGTATCTGGGTATGTCGAAAGTTACCCTGCCGGACGTTACCTTTCTGACGCAGAGCATTTCGGGCGCTGGTGTCGGTGGTAACGTCGAAGCGGTCATTCTGGGCCATTTGGAGGCTATGACCCTTGGTCTGGAATTCCGCACCACCACGCCGCAGTCCGTCCAGTTGTCGGAGCTGCGCCGTCACAACATTGACCTGCGTGTGGCAAACCAGTATGAGGATCCTGTTGCGGGCACGGTCGAGGCACGGAAGGAAAAGCATATTTTCGTGGTCGTGCCCAAATCGACCAAGGGCGGCGCCATTGCCCCCGCAACGCCCACCTCTGGCTCCGGTGAGTACGCTGTCCGCTACTGGGCAACGTACATCAACGGTAAGAAGGTGCGTGAACTGGACCCCCTCAACTTCATCTGCTACATCAACGGTGTGGATTATCTGGCCGGTGTCCGTGCGGCCCTGGGCAAGTAATCCGCATATACCGTTCCGCCGGAGCTGCATTTTGCAGTCCCGGCCTATTTTTTGAGCGTGAAAGGAGCTATCCAGCATGAACGCCGTCATTGACCCGAAAGAATTTGATGCAGCTCAGGCTGCCGCCGCAAAGGCTGCTGCCGCTGCTGACCCGTACACCTACACCCACAAGCTCCAGAAGCCCCTTGACTACGAGGGCAAGCACTACGAATCCCTCACGTTCGACTGGGGCAAGCTGACCGGCAATGACTCCCTCGCCATCGAGGCCGAGCTTACGGCTCTGAAGCAGCCGGTTATCATCCCCTCGATGAGTGCGGGCTACCTTATCCGCATGGCCTGCCGGGCGTGTACCGAGCCTATCGGTGTTGATGTCATTGGTGCTATGAGCATCCGGGACTACAACACCATCCGCACCAAAGCGAGAAATTTTTTGCTGAGGTCGGACTTGTAACCGGTGATGGCGGCGTGTGGCTGCGGCGACAGGTGCTTGCAATGGCACAGGTCAACTGTACGCCTGCGCCCTACTGGCTGGAAATGCCCCTGTATCAGTTCCGGCAATGGATCCGCAGCAGCAATGATCTCATTGCCGAGCGCCAGAGAGCGAGAAAGGACGGTAAGTAGTGGCTCGTAAAGAGTGGGAGCTGCTGTTCAACCTGTCCGCCAAACAGAACAGCAGCTTTTCCAGTACATTCAAGGCTGCTCAGTCTGCCCTTGTGGAAACGCAGGGGAAGATTCAGCTGTTGAACAAAGTACAATCCGACATTTCGGCGTACCAGAAGCAGCAGCAGGCCGTTGACGCAACCCGTCAGCGGCTTTCTGTTTTGCAGCAACAGTACGACAACATCCAGAAAGAGATTCAGGAGACCGAGGGTTATTCCTCTGCGTTGGAAAACAAGCTGCTTTCCAAACAAGCGCAGATCGACAAGACCACGGCCTCCCTGAACACTTATGAGCAGCGTTTGGCTGCCACCGGGAATGCTCTGCACGAAGCTGGCGTGGATACCACGCAGCTGACGGCGGAAAGCGTCCGGCTGGAAACTGAGGTCGATAAGCTCAAGGATAAGCAGGTTGACCTCAAGAAAACGATGGACGAGGCCGGTGAGGGCGCAAAGGGATTCGGTGAAAAATCGGTCGAGGCGCTTGAGACGGTCGAGGCCACGCTGGCCACGGTCGGCATTTCAAAGGCCCTCGGAGAAATCCGGGATGCCTACATGGACTGCGTCAACACCGCAGGTGATTTTGAAGCATCCATGAGCAATGTCGAGGTCCTCTCCGGTGCTACCGGTGAGGAATTGACGGCCCTGTCCGACAAGGCCAAGGAAATGGGCGCAACCACGAAATTCACCGCTGGTGAATCGGCTGATGCTCTGTCCTACATGGCTTTGGCAGGCTGGGACACCCAGTCTATGCTGGAGGGCATCAGCCCGGTGCTGAATCTGGCTTCTGCCGCCAACATGGATCTGGCGCAGGCATCCGATATTGTCACCGACTACCTGACCGCCTTTGGCCTGAAAGCCTCCGACACCACACACTTTGTGGACGTGATGGCCTACGCCATGGCCAATTCCAACACGAATGTCATCCAGTTGGGTGAGGCTTACAAGGCGTGTGCAGCTACCGCTACATCCCTCGGCTACTCGGTCGAGGAAACCACCGCTGTGCTGGCTACCATGGCCAACGCCGGTGTCAAGGGCGGCGAGGCTGGCACGGCCCTGAACGCCATCTTCACCCGCCTTGCAACCAACACGAAAGAGTGCGGGGACACCCTTGCAGAATACGGTGTGCAGATTTATGATGCGCACGGCAATATGCAGAGCCTGTCCAGCATCCTCACAGGCATGGCCGGTATCTGGGACACCCTGACCGACCAAGAGCAAGCCAACCTTGCAAAGGTCATTGCCGGCACGAACCAGTATTCCAAACTGCAAACCATCATGGCCGGGTGTAGCGAGGCCGCAGCCGAGGGCGGGCAGTCTTTTGCGGACTACACCGCAGCTCTGAACGACTGCGCCGGATCTGCCGATAAAATGGCAGGCACCATGCTCGACAACATGAACGGCAGACTGACGCTGATGCAGTCCGCAGCAGACGGCCTGAAAATCGCCATCGGTGAGGATTTGACCCCGGTGATGTCGGATTTGTACGATGTCGGCGCGGAAGTCCTGGGCTGGATGCAGGGATTTGTAGAGGAAAATCCCGGTGTGGTCAAGGGAATTGCGGCAGGAACCGTCACGCTGGGCGGCCTGGTCGGCACGCTGACTGCGGTTTCAGCTGGCATAAAACTAGCTCATGCGGCGGCAACTCTGTTCACTGGCTCTCTGGCGGGACTTGCTGGCCCGCTGACGCTTGCATCTGTGGCGATTGCAGGAACGGTTACGCTCGTCACGGCACTGGCAACATCTGCCGATGCGACGGTGCCCTCTGTAAAGGAGCTGACCAGCGCCGCTCGTGACATGGGCGACAGCATGGAAGAAGCGAGCGCAAGCTACGATTCCACCCTGTCCAACATGGCAGCGACCGCCAGCGTTGCGGACCAGTACATCAGCAAGTTGGAGGCCATCGAGGCCGCCACAAATGGGAACACGGACGGAAATGCCGAATACCACGACACGCTGGCCCGGCTGTCTGTTCTGGTGCCCAGTCTTGCAGATGATATTGACCTTGAGACCAATTCCATCAAGGGCGGCACCGCGGCGCTGCGCCAGCACACGGATGCCTATGTGGCGGATGCCAAGGCACAGGCCCGGCAGGAATACCTGAACACCCTTTATGACCAGTACAACAATGTGCTGGTTGAGAGTGCTGAGAACGAAACCAAGCTGGCGACCGCGCAGGCAAAGGTGGAAAAATCCAATGCCGGCATGTCTGCTGCCTACGATAAGCTGCTGACCACCCTCGGCCTGACGGATGAGCAGTTCAAGCTCACCTACGGCACGGTGGAAGATCTGCCGTGGCGCACCATGAGCGAGGATGTGCAGCAACTGCGCACTGAGTATATGGGGTACTCGGATGACCTTGTCACTGCCCGGCGGGAGGTCGAGAACTACACCGCCGCCGTAGAACAGGATCAGGAGGCTATCAATGCCGCCGAGGCCGAGTATCAGGAGGCCAGCGCCGCAGTCGATGCCATGAACGCTTCGCAGCAGTCCGCCGCCGACAGCGCAGACGATGTTGCAGCGCAGCAGCAGAATGTGGCCAACGCCATTTCCGATGCAGAGCTGAAGATTCAGGACATCATTGCAGCCTACAAGGATGCCTATGATGAAGCCTACGGTAGCATCAGCGGTCAGTATGCGTTGTGGGATTCTGCGGAAAAGGTCGTATCGACCTCCGCTGCATCCATCAACAATGCACTGCAAAGCCAGATCACCTACTGGGATAACTACAACCAAAACCTCGAAAAGCTGAATGAACGGGCAGCCGACATCGACGGTCTGAGTGACGTTATCGCCAGTTTTGCGGATGGAAGCAAGGAATCCGTCAATGCGATTGCCGGCATGGCCTCGGCCTCGGATGCTGATCTCGCCAAAATGGTTGAGAACTATGCTGCGCTGAAAGAAGCGCAGGATACCACCAGCGAATCTATCGCCGACCTCAAGACCGGCATGAGCAATTCTATGGACGAAATCGCCAAGACCGTAGCCGATACCGTATCGGAAATGGACATGAGCGACGAGGCCACGAAAAGCGCCAAGGAGACGATTCAGGGCTTCATCGATGGCGCATCCAGCATGATGCCCCGTGTGCAGGAAGCCTATGCCAAAATCGCCTCGGCGGCCTCTACTGCGCTGGCAGGCTCCAACGAGCGCTACAATGTCAACCACGGAATCCCCGGATATGCTGTTGGTACGGAAGATGCGGCCCCCGGCTTTGCCCTCGTTGGTGAGCATGGCCCGGAGCTGGTCTACTTCAACGGCGGGGAATCTGTTCTGACGGCCTCGGAAACCAGACGGGAGATGGAGAGCGCAAGCGTTATCCCCATGAGCGCTGAGCTGCCAGAGAGCAGCGGCTCCTCCTCAGCACGCAGCACGGTTCCTATATCGCTCTCGCCGGTTTACCATATCTCAGGTATATCTGATACTGCCGAGCTGCAAAACGTCCTGAATGCCCAGAATGACAGCCTGAGAGAACTTGTCCTCGAAATCGTGAAAGATGCAGAGGACGATGATTTCAGAGGGAGGTATGCATGAGTAAAACCTATACGACTGTGCAAGGCGACCGCTGGGACAGTGTGGCCTATAAGCAGCTCGGCAGTTGCGCCTATGCTCCCAACCTGATGGCTGCTAATCCGCAGCACTTGGGCTATTTTGTGTTCCCGGCCGGAATCGTTCTGACGCTCCCGGATACCGAGACACAAACCAGCTCCACCTTGCCCCCGTGGAAGAAGGTGGTCACATGAGCGACGAAAATACCGCCCGCCATGCCGAGTGTACGGTGGAGTTTGACGGTGTGGACATCACCAGCAGCATCAAGCCCTACCTGCTGTCGCTGACATTTACCGATAATGAGGAAGATGCCAGTGACGACCTGCAGATCAAACTCCAAGACCGGGAGGGCGTTTGGATGACCGACTGGCTCCAGAAGATGCTGGACGGCGATGTGTCGGCCGCATCTTCTGATGGCTACAAGGTTGGTGACGTGGTGCAGTTCCTTGGCGGTCCACACTACAAGGCATCTACCGACAAAAAGGCAAACGGAACACCAAAGGCTGGCCCGGCCAAGATCACCATCATCAAGCAGGGCGCGCTGCACCCGTACCATGTTATTCACACGGACGGAACGTCCCGGGTCTATGGCTGGGTCGATGCCAGCGAGATCTCCGGTAAATCTGGCGGCAGTTCTTCCGGCAGCGGTGAAGGTGGCCTGAAAATCCGGGCTACCATCACGGCCTGTGACTGGCACTCTGACGGAAAGGATGAGGCGCTGGACTGCGGGGAGTTTGAGCTGGATAGCATAAACGCATCCGGCCCGCCCGACATTATCACCATAAAGGCCACGGGGCTGCCCTATACCAGTCAGATCCGGCAGACCAAGCAGAGCAAGGGCTGGGAAAAGTACAAGTTATCCGGCATCGCCAATGAAATGGCGAAGAAGAACGGTATGAAGTCCCAGTTCCTTGCGAAAAAGGATCCTGAGTATAAGCGTGTGGAGCAGTACCGCTGCTCTGACATCGACTTCCTGTCGCAGTTGTGCCATGATGCCGGCTTGTCGCTGAAATGCACAGACGGCAAACTCGTTATCTTCGACCAGAAAGAATACGAGACTAACTATTAA